GACCGCTACGTCGCCGTCAACATGCAACGCGCCGGCTTCGCGTCGGACGCCTAATCCACAACACGAACAAGAGAGGACAGAACCATGGCAGATGTCACGGCCAACAAGGTGCTCACGACGACGACCCGCAGCGGGCGCAGCGCCTACCAGATCAAGAACGGCGACACCATCTACGCCGGCGAGCTCGTCGGCATCGAGGCGTCGTCGGGCTACCTGACGACCTGGGCAGACGGTGCCAATGACGTGTTCATCGGCATCGTGCTCGGCGACGCGCTCGGCGTCAGCCCGGGCGGTGCGTTGACCGGCGACACGTCGGCCACGCCGGTGCCCGAGGCGCGCGTCGATGACAGCGGCGTCGTCCTGACGCACCTCACCAGCGTCGCCGGTGCCAGCGCGGTCACGGCGACGGGCGATCTCGTCTACTGCCCTGACGGCGACATCGACGAGCTGACCACGACCATCGGCAGCAACGTGCACCCGGTGGGCTTCGTCAAGCGGTGGCGCTCGGCCACGGACGTGGACGTGCAGCTGTTCACGCCCACTGAGATGCTGGCCCAAGCCAACGCCTGATCCATCAACCCCTGACCAGAGAGAAACACGATGAGCACCGTCATTGCCAGCCAAGTTCTTGCGAACGGGCTGCGGACTGAGTTCGCCGACACCTACTCGGCCATCCAGAACCGGCAGGCGGATAGCCGCCTGTCGCTGGTCATGGACCTGAGCATCGGCGCGACCAACCGCGAGCACGAGTTCGCCTACTTCGAGGCCGCGCCGCACATGGCGCAGTGGTCCCGAGGCAGCAGCATCCCCGAGGACGCGTTCGACAGCGTGAGCTTCACCACCCCGGTCTACACCTGGGGCCGCCGCATCAAGTGGCACAAGGAAGACCGGAAGGACGACCAGACGCAGAGCCTGATGGACATCGCCCGCATGGCGGGTCAGTCCGCAGCTCTGCTGCCGGAGCGGTTCTTCTTCGACCTGCTCACCGGCGGCACCGACACGCTGCCGGCCGTGCCGAACGCGCCGGACGGCGCGGCGTTCTTCGCGACGCTGGCTGGCGGCAGCAACCGCTTCGGCGTCAGCTCGGGCAACCTGCTGACCGGCAACGGCATCGCCAGCGTCTCGGCCATCCGCACGGACTACTACAACGCCATCGAGCAGTTCAAGCAGATGCAGGACGGCAAGGGCCCGCCGCTGCTGTCCGACGAGGCGATCGACAGCGGCGTGGTCGGCGTTCACAGCGCCGCCGACACCGAGGCCATGGAGGAGGCGTTCATGCAGCGCCGCCAAGGCGAAGTGCTTGGCACCGACGCCGGCACGACGCCCAGCAACCTGGTGCAAGACGCCAGCCGCAACGTGACGCTGTGGGGTTCGCAGCGCCTGGCGACCGGCGACTGGTATGTCTTCCTCCGCAGCCCGGCCAAGCGGGCGACGTTCATGCTGGACCGTGAAGGCATCACGGAATACAGCAGCCTCGAGGGCGACAACAACAGCGACCACACCCGCACGACCGGCGAGGAATACGTGCAATGGGAGAGGCGCGCCGGCGCGGGCATCGCGCTCCCCTACAGCGCCATCAAGATCAACAACTGATCGGCGCGCGGCCTCGAGCCGTTCACGAGCTACGGGCCGGGCGTTCGCTGTGAATGCTTGGCCCCTTTTTTTGTCACCATGAAACGGAGATGACCCGTATGGCAACACGCAAGAAGCTGCTCCCCGACAACCTCAACCCGGACGTGGGCCAGCCCGCGACCCTGACCGCGCAGAACGAGAGCCCGCAGGGGCGGACGCACATCGGCGGCAGCGACCTCGTCCCCGACCTCGAGGCGCACAAGTCGCAGCTCGGCGTCGCGCGCGGCTACCTCTACTGGGTCGGAGTCACGCCCAGCTGCCCGCGCGAGCACATCGACCTGGCCGGCATCAACTTCCCGAAGGTCAACGAGAACCTGGTCAGCGACCCGATGCGCACCGGCAACAAGCGGCGCGTGCCGGTCATCGGCGCGATCGTGATGATCGACGAGCACAAGATCCAGCGCATGCGCGACAAGCTCAAGCGCACGGTGATCCGCTTCCTTGATGACGGCGGCCAGCAGGAGGAGCCGGGCACCGGTCAGAACGTCGGCGACAACCACCAGCGACCGCGACGCGGCCAGCTGATCACGATCCCGACGCCCGAGGACATCGAGGAGCGCCGCCGGCGCGGCAAGCCGACCAACGAATACAGGCCGCACCCCAACGACGTGCCGGCCGCGCGCTACATGTTCGCCCAAATCTGCGAAGACCAGCAGAAGGGCAGCCGTGGCGAATACTACCCCGACACGCTCGAGACCACCGGCCTGTGGTGGCCGGACGAGCTGTAACCCAAGACCGGAGCAACCATGAGCGGCACGCCAACCGAGGCCGAGATCCAGACGCAGTGGCGCAACGCCATTAATATCCTCGAGACCTTCCGCAACCACATCGACGGAACGCATGCGGGCGCGGGCAACCTCTGGGACACGCTGCTGCAGAGCCTGGAGGGCGAATACACGCCCACCGAGCTGGCCAACTGGGCGGCATCGTTCCGCGCTGGTTGCTCCGAGTTGATGTCGCCGGCCATCGCGTCGCAGGCGCTGACGCCGATCCTCTTCGAGTATGCGAACCGCATCAACGCGGACGCGACGGCCACGCAGGGCTTCGGCAGCGGCTTCCGCACGTCGGCGCAAATCTTCCGGGCGCTCTACGACTGGTTTGTGGACAAGAGCTACACCGTCGAGAGCCGGGCCATCACGTTCGACACGTCGGCCAGCACCGGCGGCAGCAACGTCGGCAACGGCGCGTGCGGCCGGCTGACCGTGGACGAAAACGCCTTCGACCTTGAGGCGTGCCACGTCGAGAAGAAGACGCTCAAGTGCATCGCCGACCAGAACACCGGCGTGCAGGAGCAGGCCGAGGTCTTCGAGATCATCGGCGAGCCGAGCAGCTTCGACAGCATCCTGCGCAGCAGCTTCGGCAGCGGCGCGGACGCCAACACGACGATCGTGAGCAAGCACGCAGGCCAGGGCAGCGGCGGCAGCCTGCTGACCAACAGCAGCTTCTCGGAGTTCGACAGCGCCGCGACGCCGAAGTTCACCGGCTGGACCGAGACGAGCGGCGGCACGAACGTCGCGCAGGACACGGCCAACTTCTACCGCAGCCACCCGGGCGCGCAGACCAACGCCAGCTTGCGGCTCAACGGCTCGGCGCTGCTCAAGCAGACGCTGGTTAACATGCGCATCCGGCGGCTGGACGTGGACACGCCCTACCAGCTGCGCGCGATGGTGAACAACAGCCAGCACAGCGGCAGCGGCGGCAACATCGTGATCCGCATGGGCAGCACGTCGAAGACGGTCGCGCTGACGGCGCTGTCGGCCGGATGGAACGAGGTCATTCTGGACTTCGACGAGAACTGCTGGCCGCGCAGCTTCAACGAGGACCCGTTCGACGTGGAGATCGAGTGGTCCAGCGCCAGCAGCGGCGCGGTCCTGGTGGACGACGTGATCTTCGCGCCGCTCGACCAGATCGACGGCACCTACTGGTTTCTGCGCGGCAACGCGGCGACGCACACGCCGTGGCTGCTGGATGACATCCTGAGCTTCACCGACACCGGCGGCGCGCCGGCCACGGCCAAGATCCAATACTGGCTCTGGGTCTCGGGCTTCGGCTACCTGCCGCACACCACCGGCACCCCGACGTTCACCGAGCCGACCTAACCATGGCAGCCAAAGACGACCTCTGGGCCTATGTTGAAAGCGTCTACGACGCTGACGGACTGGTCACCCTGACCAACATCCGCGACCGCAGTGCGACGACGGTGAACGACACGGTCGGCTTGGCTGCGGCTCAATCGGTGATCTACCTGTGGCCGGCCTACGCGCAGGTGGACTTCGACGAGCTGGACGGCCTGCACCTCGAGGTGGGCGCGGTCGCGGTGATCGCGATCCTCTGGCGGCGCGGCGGAGCGAGCTCGGAGATCGAGGAGGTCAAGTGGGACCAGGTCTGGGGACCGGAGGGCATGATCCAGAAGGTGCGACGGACGGACCCGCGCGGCCGAGCTGGACCGAAGAGCAACAGCGGCACGATCACGAGCTCGGAGAGCGGCACGCAATACGGCTGGTCTGACCTGCGCAGCCTACCGGCCGGCTACATGCCTAGCGTCTACGGGACCAACCAAGACTGACATGTCGCGCGTCACGTTCGAGCAAGGCGCGAAGATGCGACGGATGAGCGGCAAGCTGGCCGACCCGTCCGTCGCGCTCAAGCAGATCGGCGTGATGATGGTCGCGGAGTCGCAGGCAGCGTTCAAGGCGCAGAGCTTTGGCAACCGCAAGTGGCGCGAGCGCGGCAAGGTCAACGTGTTCGGCATCATCAGCGACTTCGCGCAAGGTCGCCGCAAGCCGCCGGCGCGCCGCTTCGAGACCAGGCCGGCGCTGCGCGACACTGGCCGCCTGGCCAACAGCATCGCCTTCGCCGTCAAGGGGCAGACGGTCGAGGTCGGCACGACGGTGCCGTATGCGTCGCTGCACAACTTCGGCGGCGTCAGCAAGAGCGAGAAGATCACGCCGCAGATCCAGCAAGGCATCTGGTCGTGGCTCAAGAAGCAGAACCGTGAGCTCAAGCGTCGGCTGGGCTGGCTGCTGAACAGCAAGTTCGAGAATGAGCAGCTCGAGATGCGCGTGCCCAAGCGTCAATTCGTGGGCGTGACCATGCAGACGCGCAAGGCGATTAGGAAGACTATCGGCGTCGAGATCATGGAGGTCGGCAAGTAATGGCCAGCGGCGACGTGTCGAAAGTTCTGCGGGCACCTGGTCGGCTGGTGGTCAACCCGACCGACCTTGACCTGGACTACCCCTACGGCGGCACCCAGGTCGGCAAGACGCGCCTGGTGGTGCTGACCAGCTTCAACACCAGCGTGCGCATCGAGTGCGAGGGACTGGGCAACGAGCCGAGCGACATCCTCGAGCGCACCAGCCGCTACGTGTTCAGCTGCTTTGTGCGTGCCTGGGACGACGACGCCATCGAGCTGTTCTTTGCGCGCAACTTCGTGCAGGGTGCGGTCACAGGCCACAGCCTGCTGCGCGAGCCGGGCACCCGCGTCGCCGGCGCTTCGGCGCTGGATCGCGCGCTGCGCATGCTCTACGTGCCCGACGACCTGACCAGCAACCCGGCGGTGATGATCTACCGAGGCGTGCCCGACTGGTCGGAGAACGCCGAGCTGGCTTTCCAGCGGCAGGAGGAGCTCGGGCTGCCCTTGACTGTCGAATGCGTGCGCGGCGCGACCGACAAGATCATCGAGGTCGGCCGGCTGGCCGATCTGTCCTTGACATAGAATGGCGACATGTTCTGGAGCAAGAAGCAGCCCGATCTGACCAATGAGGCATACGAGCGATGGCTGCGCGCGCAGCGGCCGCCGTTCGACTGGTTCCTGGCGCTGTCCGAGGTCGAGCAGGAGCAGCTCGCCATGATGGGCGACGCCAACGTGCAGGATGTCGTGGTGGCGATGGGCTACGCGATCCGCGACCCCGAGGCCGCCGATGCGGGCATGTCGGCCGCCGAAGGCGACACCGACGCCGAGGCCACGCTGGCCACGCGGCTGGCGCAGGGCTTCGCGAGCAAGCTGCTACAGATGCAGCGGGCCGAGCGGGCCGCCCAGACGCCGCAGGAGCCGCCGTTGCCGAGCGCGCGGACCATGAGCGGCTTCGGCGAGAGGCGGCAGCAGGAGGAGACACAGCGCGCCGAGCCGCGCCTGTTCGGCGTGGAGGCGGACGGAGCATGAACCCCTGGCAGATGGCGCAACAGCTCAAGCACGAGCTGCAGACGGTCACGTGGGACGGCTCAAGCAACCCCGTGTTCGGCACGCGCAGTGTGTTCGTCTACGCCGGCGCGCCGCCCAGCGAATCCGAGCACCCGCCGGCGTTCCCGTTCTGCCTGGTCACGATCGGCACGGGCACACCGGACGAAGACCACCCGGAGCTAATCCAGCAGACGTTCACGGTGGTCGTCGCGGTCGAGGTCGCCGGCGACCCGCTCGGCGAGCAAGCGGTGATCGGCGGCGCGCGGTCGTCGATAAGCCAAAGCAGCGGCGCGGGCATCGCGCAGGTGGCCGAGCGCGTGCGCTACGCCATTCAGAACCTGACGACCTACGACGGGGCCAGCATCATCGTCACCGGCAGCGGCGTCGGCAGTCCCAGCACGCTCGGACGCGGCCGCCAGGTGGTGTTCGACGAATACACCGTGGACGCGCTCTGCACGTCCCAGCCGCTCTACAGCGCGCCGCAGCAGCTAACCGTGAGCGGCAGCACGTGGCGCTGGACTGCCGCTGACAGCGCCGATCGCTACGACCTGTCGCAATACCACCTGGCCTACAAGTCTGGCGACACGCCGGGCACGTCGTTTTCGGACATGGAGGCGGTCGTCTACAGCGGCTCGGCGCTCGAGGCGGTGCATGCGGCGGCGGCGGGCCGCGTCTACCACGTTTTTGCCGAATACACGCCGACCGGCGACGCTGACGCCACGGCCTACAGCGCCGTCACGGTGGGGAGCTACCTGCGGCTGTGACGTTGCGCGACGACATGATCTTTCGGCCCACGCTGGGGCCGCAGCAGCAGCCGACCGCTCGAGCTCGAGCGCGCGAGGATCGGCGGCTGGAGCGTGCGAAAGGTCGGGGCGGCGTCTTGCGTCGCATCCAGCTCATGCGGCAGCTGCGTCGCCGGCAACGCCGACTGCAAGCCGCTCGAGCCAGAGGTCGCGCCGGCCGAGCTGCGCGCCTGGGCAGGCCAGGCTTGTCTGCCGGCTTCCGCGCGGGCGCGCGCATGGCTGGCCGAGCTGTCGGGCGTGCAGCCGTGATGAACCCGGTCGGCCTGATCGTCACGGCGCTGATCGTCGGCGGGGCCGTGGCGCTGCGGCTGGGGTCTGGCAAGACCTACGAGCAGATGGGCGACGAGCTCAACAACATGCTGCTGGGCGACATGGACGAGCAGGCGCGCGCGAAGATGACCGTGCGCCACCGCATGCAGGGCGACGAGCTGCTGACGCGCATCCGGGCACAGAGCGGCGCGGGCAACGCGCAGATCAACCGCATCGCCGAGGACCTGTTCCGCGTCGAAAAGCAATACGAGGACGGCAAGGCGATGATCGAGCGGGCTTTCCCGGTCAACAACACCATCGACATGCTGGTGCTGCGCGCCAGTGATGCGTTTAAGCGCGCATGGCAGATGAACGGCTCGCAGGAGAAGTTCGACCGCATGGTCGAGAAGGCGACCGAGAACCGACTAGGCAAAGGCCGCAAGAGGCTGGGGCGCTAGATGGCACAGGAAACCAAGGTCAGGGTGCGGTTGGACACGCGGCAGGCCAAGAGCCAGCTAGGCGGTCTGGTCCGTGAATCCGCTCGCAGCGCCGGCAAGCTCACCAGCAACATTCGCAGCGTCGTGGGCAAAGGTCTGGGCGCTGTTGGCATGGGCACGGCGATCGGCACCGGAATCAGCGCCGTGCGCGGTGCAACCGAGAGCGGCGTTGGTGATGTGATCGGCGAGGCGCTCGGCGGCTACGGCAAGATGGTCGAGGAGTTCTTTCTTGGCGACATGAACGAAGACGCCCGGGCGTCGCGCAGCGCGCGCGAGGAGACCATCCAGGCGTTCGGAGCCATCGCTGGCGCGCGCGGCGAGATCCCGCCAGAGGCGCGGCAGTTCTACAACAGCATCAAGTCGTTGCGCATGGACGAAGAGCGCGGCCGCGAGCTCTTCGAGACTGATCCAGGCATGCGAGGCCCGGGCATGGAAAAGATCATCGACCGCATCATGTCCGGCTTCGGCAAGATGGTGGACGACGCACTGAGCCGCCTGACTGATGCGATCAACCCGTTCAGCGAGAGCAAGTAGCCATGGCGATCACGAACCCCATCGCAATCACCTACGGCAGCCGCAGCATCGGCGGCAGCTCCGCGACCTACCAGATCGTCGGGCCCTACATTCTGGACAAGAGCTACGACAGCTTCCGCCTGGTCGTGGACGTGGTGGTGGTTGCTTCGAGCATCGCGACGTTGCAGGAGAGCTGCGACGTGCTCGAGGACGACTTTCGCAAGCGTCTGACGGACGGCCAGACGCTCATCATCGACATGGACGGCAACCGCTGGACCTACACTGTAGGCCAGACGCTGCTGCAGGCGCGCTCGAGCATCGCCAAGAGCGGCAACGTGGATTTGGACCGAGGCGCGAGCCGAGGCTACACGATCACGCTCGAGGCCCAGCTGCCGGCGGACGACAGCGACGACGCCGGCTTGCGTGACATCGAGGTGCTGGTGGACTTCGAGGCTGGCCGGCAGAAGGTGGTCACGATGCGCGGCACCTACACGGCGACGACCGCCGGCGACGCGAAAGCGCGCTACGACGCCGACGCCGACACGACGTGCACCAGCTACCTGACCGTCATCGACAGCGATGCCACGTTCGAGCTCGTCGATGAGAGCTTTACGATGGATCGCGAGGGCGGCAGCACACCCGCGCCGCACGTGCTCAACTTCACGCGGCAGTTCAACGAGTTGCTGGCCAACCAGTCGCAGGGATCGCTGGATGACGGGCAGATCAAGGACCACCGGATCACGTTCACCAACGTGAACCAATACCCGGGCGACAGCCGCGAGGACGTGAACCGGCTGCAGCGCGTGATCGGCAGCTACGACTGCGCCGTGGACATCGAGCAGACGACGACGCTGAAAATCGTCTACCGCAACAAGATCAAGCCGCACATCCGGCAGCTGTTCCGCGACAACTTCGAGCCGGCAGTGTTTGGCGTCGAGGAGGAGCGCGTCAGCTACGACGAGACCGCGAAGCGCATCAGCGTGTCGTTTCAGTTCATCTTCCAGCCGTCCGGCGGCGACCAGCTCGTCGAGGTCTCGCAATCGGTGGCTTTCCGCGAGACGCGCAGCATCGACTACACGCCCACGCACAGCGACGACGAGCTGGCGGCCTTCGCCGATGTCGGATTTGGCGTGCTCGAGCGCGTCTGGAACCGCACGGCCATCGCGATCGGCGCGGAATCACCGAAGCTGCGCATCCGAGAGCGCGCCCGGAATGACGGCCCGATCGGTCGGTTTAACGACAACATCCTGGGCCAGCAAGGGCCGGACAACCGCAACACGTCGGAGATCGAGCAGTATGGCTGGAACGTCGTGGCCAGCACCAGCCAGGTCACGCCGCGCGTGCTGGGCGATCCCAACGGCCAGGAGTTCATCACGGTTACAGTGCTGACCGAGAGCGTGACCGAACGCTACAACGCGAAGCCTGGCCAGCGCACGTTCGTGCCGATCCAGACCAGCCCGACGACCGGGAGCGCCTAGCCCGATGCCTACCGCGCAGAAGCCTGTTATCAAGCTGGGCGGCGTCGAGCTCGCGGCTACGGCGGGCATCGCGTGGCGGTTCATCAGCGGCGTCGCGCCCTACACGACGGTAATGAGCGTGCACAAGAGCCGATGGGACCGGCTCAAGGGCAAGCTGGGCGAACCGCTCGCGCTCGAGATCACGGACAGCAGGGCAGTCAAGACTACGATCCAGCAGGTCTACATCCTGCACCTAGCACCAAGCGACAGCCCGCACCGTGTCTCATTCGTCGTCGCCGACAAGCGATGGCTGTGGCCCTACAAGCTGGTGGTGCGTGACTTCAACATGCCGCGCAAGACCGGCGACCGCACGGCGCTGGGCGAGGCGGTGCCGGTCGAGACGCAGCAGTTCGTCGATCAATACGACTACCTGCCCTACAGCCTGCAACCTGGCGAGCAGCAGAGCAGGAAGTGGACGGCGCAGACGGCGCTCGAGGCCGTTCTGCAGCTGATCGACGAAGACAACTGGAAGGTCGAGAGCTGGCCGATCAAGGACACGACCGGGCAAGGCGACAGCGGCCAGTTCAGCCTGCAAGGCGTGACGCTGCGCGACAGCGGCGAGGTCGCGCTGCAGCGTCTGTTGAGCTACATCCCTGGCGCGGCCATCTACATCAACGAGCAGGGCAAGACGGTGGTGTTCGACGCCAGCGACTTGGACGCGACGGAAAACCATTTCCGCTCCCTGCCGCTGTCCACCTACGCCGGCGAGCGCGGTGCATGGATCGACCGCAAGGCCATCAGGCCGAGCAAGGTGATCGTGCACTACCAGAAAGAGGTCGAGATCCTGCTGGAGTTCGAGGACGACTACAGCGGGCAGACATCGGCGCAGCCGATCGCCAATGACCTCTACCTGGACAACGTGATCCCGACGACGGACCCCGAGACCGAGATAACGGAGCCTGATCCAGCGCAGGGAGCGCAGGGCAAGACCGTCACCAAGAAGGTGCCGATGGGCACCTACGTGCGCGTAGACAAGTGGCTCGAGGCCATGGACAAAGACCGGCCCACGGACTCGCTGCCGTGGACGTGGGACAGCGTCAAAGTTCACTGGTTCAAAGGCGACCTTGATGCAATCTGGATTCGCGGCAAGGACTTGGACCCGACCGGCAACGCAGCCATGCGGCTGCAGGCGTTCCGGCAGCATTTCCGGCAGACGTTCCGGCTGAATCGGAAGTTCATGGAGCGCATCCGCAACCTGCGCCCGGTGCGTGTTGCGTTGTTGGACCCGGTGACAGGCGCGCGAGCGCCGGCTGCCGTCTGGGGCCAGGGGACGATGGTGCCTAGCCGCAAGGGTCAGCTGATGGCCAAGCGCGGCAGCGACAGCAAGGAGGACAGCAAGTATCTGCGCATCATCGACGCGCTGAAAGACTACCCGCAGAAGTCGCTGCTCGAGCTGCACCCCAGCCCGCAGCGCGTGAGCATTCTCGACGAGGATCTGGGCATCTTCCGTCTGGACTTCATCATCAGCCCCTACGGCCTGTCGGACAGCTTCTTGCCGTGCAAGCTGGTGATCGACGAATACACCGAAGGCGTCAGCCTGTCGCGCGATCTGCAGTATCAAGAGGACGAGCCGATGGGCGCGGGCATGGTCATTGATGACGGAACCAACGGCCTGTTCTTGGATGACCAGCTTGAGGTCAAGGTGATGATGACGGCCGTGCCAGCGTCGCCGAACAGCCGGCAGCAGTTCCACCAGATCGAGGTCGAGGCCGAGGACATTCAGAGCCTGTTCCAGCGTGAGTTCCGCATCCAGGACGGCGACGGCCCGCCGCTCGAGGTCTTCGTCAGCCCGGGCGAGGTCACGGCGCGCTTCGGCATCACGGACGCCGCCAAAGCGTTCAGCGAGCAGAAGGTGCTGTTCGGCCTGGAGACACCGGACCCCGACGAGGAGCCGCAGGAGCTCGAGGGCTACACGCTCGTTAACGAAGAGCGCGAGCTGCTGCCGCACGCGCGCAGCTTGGCTGCCGAGGTAATCGCGCCGTTCGCCGACAACGTGCAGGGCATCATCAACACCAGCATGCCGCGCGACGGTCTCAAGCTGGTCGGCAACATGGCCAGCGCGACGCTGCGGATCGCAGCCGCGCCGTCTGCGCGCGTCGATGCCGTCCATGAATTCCCCGGCCAGCAGCGGTCCATTCCCCGACATGCTCTGATGCCCGAGAGCGCGCGGCAGCTGATCCTGGGCATCGTCCCGTTCAAGGCATGACCAGCTTTACCGACTTCACCGATCTGGGGTTCTTCCCGCTGCAGGACCACGCAGCGGCGCAGGACGGCACGCCAGTGTCGCGCCGCATGATGCTGGCCGGCGGTCGCATCATCCAGATGACGGACCCCGGCGACGCGGCCAACGCCGACGAGGCGCTCATCCGCTACGGCCGAGAGGCCGGACTGGGCACGCTCGGCGACGTTCACCCGTGGATGTTCTGGCAGACCCGTGAGCGCGCCGTGCGCGGCATGGGCAGCTGGGCGCAGTCCTTTGCGTCAATCGCGGTCGATGCGGACCCCTACTACGCCACCATCAACGCGCAGCCGTTGCGCGATCGTGCGTTCTACAACGACACCCGCTACCGGCCGATGGACGCGGCCTGGCCGGCGGGCATGTCGCGCGTGCCTCGAGGCGCGCTGCTGACGATCCTGCCGGGCACCGAAGAGAGCTCGCAGCAGGCGCTGGCGATGTGGTCCGACCCGCGCCTGATCGCGCCGGCAGCCAACGGCCCGGGCGAATGCGGCACGCTGGTCGCCGACCTCGGGCCGTCGCGTGAGATTTGCATGGGCGGCAGCGACCGGCCCGGCATCGACGGCCGGCACGCGCGTCTGCAGACCCTGCTGCGCGTCATCGCCGTGCAGCCTGGTCGCGGCTTCGCCGACCTGGGCGCGGAAGGCAACACGCTGGCGCTCAACTTCTCGACCAGCGGGCAGGACGGCATCCCCAACTTCGGCGCGTTCTGGGCGCGCACGTCGGGCGGCGGCGCGGGGCCGATCACGGGCGGACCCAACGCACCGACGACCGGCGGCGGCGGACCCATCACTGGCGTGCCGAGCGGCGGCGGACCCATCACTGGCGTGCCGAGCGGCGGCGCGGGCGGCGACGGGCCAGAGCGGAGCACGTTTGGGACGTTGCGCGTCGGCGGCGGCGCGTTCGGCGCGGAGGTCGCAGCCGGCGAGGACGAGAAGCAGCCCAAGGACTACGGGCAGTGGGGCCGCAGCTTCGTCGGCGACCACGCCATCGGCCTGATGTCGAACGTCGGCGGCGACGGACCTCTGCATCCGGGCAGCCCAAACGACAAGCACCGGCACGGCGTCGATCGCGACGGCCACCCGATCAACGCGGGACACATCTCAACCGGAGCCTACTTCTACGAGAACCAGAACCGCGACGCGCCGATCAGCTTCGAGGGCGCATACCCGAACCCGCTGCCGTTGCCGATCCCCGCGCCAGCTCACCTGAGCTACGACGGCGCGAGCTTCCACGGGTTCAGCAAGGGCATCCGGGGCGGTCTGTGGCGGTTCTGGTGCGAGACGCCGGACGTGCAGCCGGTGCCGCCGGACGATCCGACCAACAAGCCGATCCCGCCGGTGCAGATCCCGCCGCCCACGGGCCAGCCGATCCCGCCGGTGCAGATTCCACCGACCGGCGGGCCGCCGACCGGCGGGCCTGGTGGTGGTAGCGGCGGGGGTCGCGGCCCGGGCGACGTGGTGCCGCCGCCGCCGACCTACGGGCGTCCGATCACGCCGAACCCGGGCGGCAAGCGGTTCCCGGGCAGGCCGGCGACGCCGCCGACGCATCCCGGTGGTCCCAACGGGCCAAGCACGGGCGGCGGCACGCCGCAGGGGCCGACGACGCCGGGCGGTGGCGGTGGCCAGCCATCGGTGCCGTGCAAGGTGCAGCCGCTGACGCCGGGGCCGCAGCAGGGGCCGATCACCGGCGGGCCGCGTCTGCCGAGCGCATCGGTGCCGGCTGGTCCTGGCGCACAGCCGGTCTGGACGCCAGGCGGTCGTGGCAGCGGCGGCGGCGGCGGAACGGTGCCACCACAGCCGGGCGGCGGCGAGAACCGATCCACGCAGACCAACGTGATGCCGACCGGCGCGGCCATCTTCGGCACCGGCGGCAGCAACATCCTGCCGGTGAGCGGTGGCATGGCCGGCCGTGGCTCGAGCGGCACAACGGGCACGGACGTGCGGCAGCACCTCATGCGGCTGTCGGGCCGTAACCCGTTCACGAACGAGCCGCAGACGGTCGCCGGCGTCAACGAGCGCATCGGCAGCGCCACGCGCGAGGAAAACCAGCTCTACACGCTGTTCCGGCCGATGGCGCAGGGCTTCGCGTCGATCAACTTCCGGCCGCAGCTGACCATCAACGGGTTCCCCAACTTCGAGCACAACCCGCAGATGCCTGCGGCGATGTATTTCAACGACGAGCGCGAGCGGCCGCAGGTGCTGACCATGCGCGCGTTCGGGGCGCAGAGCACGGCGGACAGCGACTGGAGCTACGTGCAGAGGCCGGAGGATAGCCGAGCTCGAGGCGGCACCGGCGACGGCGGCATCCTGCTGGCACCGCCGCGCTTCGAGCTGTCGGACTACTATGGCATCGGCAGCGATGTCATGGACGTGAGCGACACGACCAGCGCGCAGGCCACGACGCACTACGTGATGCACGCGCCTGGCGTGAGCACGGCCTACGGCCTGCCGACGCAAGCTGGCGGCCTACAGACCGGCGGCGCGACGCTGGGCCAGATCAGCACGCAGAAGCCGCTGGGCGGATCGGTGCAGACGGCGGCCGGCGTGAGCTCGACGGCGTTCTCGGTCAACTACCACGCGGCCAGCGGCGACGTTCAGTTCCAAATCGACGGCACGGGCAGCATGCAGCTGCCAGCGGGCACGACGGGCGAGCGTCCGACCAACCTGCTGGCGGCGGGCAGCATCCGATGGAACAGCACGACCGGCAGCACGGAGGTCTACGACGGCTCAAGCTGGTCGGCGGTCGGCGGCGCGACGGGCGACATCACCACGTCGGGCCTGACGATGAGCGCCAACCGGCTGCTCGGCAACGACGACGCAAGCGGGAGCGGCCTGCCGATCGAGGAGATCGAAGTCAACAGCTCGCAGATGAGCCTGTCGGCGGGCACGCTGTCGATCAAGGACGCGGCGATCACGCCGGTGCAGATTCAGACGCAGGCGGTGACGACCGGCAAGATCGCGACCAGCGCCGTCACGACGGACAAGATCGCGTTCGACTTGAACGACAGCGTGCTGGTCACGCATGTGACGAACACCGGCAGCGTTACGGCGGTGGCGTTGCAGCACGGCGGGCAGACCCTGAGCACGACGGAGCCGGGCGTGCCGATCGACCGATCCTGCACGACCAACAGCGCCGTCGTGACCTGGCGCGCGGACACCGCGCCGGCGGGCACCTGGACGCTGACGTTGAAGAAGAAGGCCAGCGGCAGCCGCAACTACACGACCGCCGCCACCATGTCTGTTACCGTGAGCTGACCCATGGCGAATACCTGGACCGACTACGGCATCTATCGGATGCTGGACATCACGTTCCGCAGCGCGACGGCTCCGACCGCGTGCAGCGTGCGTCTGCTGGCGAACCTGACCGGCGCGGACGTGGACGCGGAAAACTTCTCCGGCCTGACCGAAGTGTCGGCTGGCAACGGCTACACGACCGGCGGCGTGAGCGTCGCGCTGTCCAGCGTCGGCTTCGACGTGCTCGCGGACGACAGCGGCAACAACCGGCAGTATCTGCAACTGGCGGACGTGTCTTGGACGGCGAGCGGCGGCGACATCAGCGCGCTGGGCGCGGCGCTGGTGATGACCGACAGCGGCACCGACAAGGTCTGGGCGGTCTTTGACTTCGGCGGCACGGTCACGGCGACCGATGGCGGCACGCTGACCATGCAGAACTGCGAATTGCGCGTGGGGGTCTGATGGCCAAGCCAACGGTGAGCTACAACAGCAGCACGGGCAGCGACACCAATCCAAGCGACTGCATCGCCAGCAGCGTCACGAGCGGCTCGACAGCCAGCGGCACGGCCTCGGGCACGACCATTACGTTGAGCGGCAGCGTCGATTTAACCGGCGTGGCCGACGACGACACGGACTTTATCTGGTGCGAGACGTTGTCGGGCGACCGGCACCTGTTCCAGATCACGGCGTTCAGTCCCAGCATCGGCGCATGCCGCAACCTGACGGTCACGGAGCCGATCGACGCGACGTTCAGCGGCAAGGCGTGGCACGTCAACGGCACGCGGGCATCGCTGACGAGCGACGGCAGCTACCCGGACACCAAGGGCGCGGACGCAGGCTACATCTTCGAGTTAGACGGCACGTTCGTCATGACCGACGAGCTCGTCGTTGGTAGTAACCGAGCGACGGCTGTAGCCAACGGTGATCCGCCAATCATCATTCGCGCATCGTCTGGTGCCTCGTCTCGCCCAGAGATTCAGCAGAATGGAGCAAGCAAGCGTGTTCTGGCCGCGTGGCTTGACTTGCGCATCAACATCGAGGGGCTGAAGCTGTCCACGGGTAGTAGCTCGTCAGGCGCGATTGCCTACATCGACCTGCGCCAAAACGACGCAGCGGTGGCGCTGTACGACTGCGTCATCGACACGACCGCAGGCACGCACACCGCACCAACCGCCATTCTGGTCGGCAACAGCTTGCGGCAGCTACAGATGGTGGACTGTCACGTCCGAGGTGGCACGACATACATGATCGACGCGACCAGCGGTGGCCGAATGCAGCTGCACAGGTGCGTCTTGGATGGTGAGGGCACCGCTGGCACGACGTGCGCAGTGTTGGGCACCATGTATACGAGGATCACTAGCTGCCTCTTCCACGACATCAACGCAGACGCTGTCCACATCAACGTGGCATTGGCTTTCAACAGCAGCTGGGAGTTCGTCGGCAACACGGTCGCAGACTGCGGCGGCGACGGCCTGACTCTTGTGGGAACGAACACCAACACCGACAGCATCAGCGGCTGCATCATCCTCAACAACCTGATGGTGGACAATGGTGGCTACGCCTTCGACATGCCCACGTCGTCAGGTCTGGACTACGACGGCGCATCGGTCATCGACCACAACTGCCTCTACAACAACACGAGCGGCGGCTACAACGGCGTCACCGCTGGCAGCAACGACGTGACGATCACAGCGGACCCGTTCGTCGATGCAGCCAATGACAACTACGCGCTCAACACGAACGCCGCAGGCGGCGCTCTCCTCCGCGACGCAGCGTTGCACGCGCTGCCGGACGGCAACTAGCCATGTCGGGGCGTGACATTGGAGCGTCGCAAGAGACGCTGTCGATCGGTGCCAGCCAGGCCAG